TCTTTAGGAAGAATTGTTACCATTTGTTACCCCGCGATTATTCCTTTTACCCAATTACCTAAATCTGCAGCACCATTAGCTATTCCACTTCCAGCAGCGTTTCCGAGACCTTGCCCTGCACCTTTTACGAAGCCCGACAATGCACCCTCTGTTCCTGGCTTGTAGATGTTCTCAAATGCTTTTGTTCCTAGAGCTGTATTCACACCTGAGATCTTGTTTTGCTTCTGTTGGTTCTGCGCTTCATACATCAATTGTGCTAGTTTCGATTGCAAGTCCGTCGCTGCTTTGGCTCCTGCACGTTGCATCCCACTTCCCCCTGCTTGATTTCCTGCTATAAACTTCTCTTGTAACATTGGCAGGATCTCGTCTTGAAACTGCTGAATTGCTGGCTTCGATACTCCGGCTTCAAAGGCTGCAGGGTCAAACGAGCCGAAGATTTCTTTAAAAGGACCTTCACCACTTGCTAATCCATCGTTAATAAGCTTAAGTAGTTGCTCTTGCTCTGGAGTCTGTGTTGTTAATTTCTTGTTCTTACCTTTCTTACCTGTAAAGAACTCGCTAAATTTAGGCATATTTCCTCTCTATTTCGTATATTCTATTGTCACGTGGAAGATGTAGTTAAGCCATGCAGCATTTCCCGTAGTTACATAAACATTTGTAGGATCAATGAATAATCCAATCCCGTTCGCTGGTGTAACTGGATCGACATAAGACAAAGGAAATCCAAAAGTGCTAAGGGGAGTAGCGTTCTGTGCTGTTCCATACAACCTCACTAATGTTCGTATCAATGGGATGCCGTGCGCTACCGGATTAACTCCTGGCGCAACTGTTATCGTTCCTGTAACTGTTTTTGTGTATATCGCTCTTCCATCTAGCCACGTGAATGAAGTCTGTCTCTCTCTTGTAAAGAAACTCTCGTCATCAATCGTAGTATTCACACTGTTAGCTACTTGGATGTGTTGAGACTGAAGCTGGTATTGAAATTGTTGCTTCTGGTCTTCCTCTTTTCCCTCGTATTTCTGCCAGCTGAAGTTAGGTTGTAGTTTGGCCATTAGTTAAAGATCCTTCCTGCAGGTTTGAAGTACGGAACGATTGCATGGATACGAATTGGCTGATTGAATTGATTGTCTGCGAAATCTTCTACTGCTTGATAAAACCTAACAGTATGCTCCTTTGCTACAGCACCTACATAAATCCTCTTCCATACTTTCGTTTGAGGTGTGTCTGGGCTCATAGCATCAGTAGTAGTGAAAGTAAGTACCGTCTCTTGATACCATCCGGCAGGAGAACCATCAGGAGCTTCATACAACGTATCATCTCTAAAGAACTGCACGCGCAATTTAGATGCATTGTTAGCACTTACGAAGATGTCCAGGTACCCAAATCTACACAGCTCTCCGGCCTCAATGAACGGGTTAAAGTTCTTAGAGATCACGTCGAATAACACAGGTGCTCTTGTTCCGTCAGGAAGTGTTAAAGTGTTAGTGTTACCTAGAGTGTATACCACTCCGTTTCTGTCGCCAGCGAGATCAACCAAAGCATCCTTCGATTCCCAAAAGCTTCCCCATGAGTAATCCGCATCTCCCCACAAGTCAAAATTGTTCCCCCAAACATCCACAGAAGTTACGGTACCGAAGCCAAGACAATTGAAGGGGAAAGTGTAAACGGCGTAGGTCTGGTCGATGTAGTTAAAAGCAAGCACGCTATCGGAACGCTGAGGTACAGCTGCTGCATTTGAATCGTACTGCTTGAAGCACAGCCAACCTTCTTTAAAATCATCGAATCTCTCGCCATAGCATTGCCCGATACTCGTTTGGTCTATGGAGATAATTGGTCCTTCGAGAAGTGCGCGGTTGTTCAACGTGAAGTCAGGAATAATCTCATCTGCTCTCTGAACGTTCACGCCATCAGATGCTACTATTGCTGGCTTGCCAACTGATGTACCGAAAGAGTCATAGTTAATTGCAGAGTATCTTGTATCGCATCGCCATATGTTATTCGTAGTATCCCATCTGAAGGGACTGAATGCATCGCCTGTGTATCGAAATACTCTCTCGGAAGAAGCAAAACGAACGATCATGTCAGAGTTAATGAAGAAGAAGAGGCGAATCGATTCAGAAGTAGGAGCCTCCAAGAAGCCGGCATTGTTAGCAGTAGTGAAATCAAGAGGATTAAACGCAACTGACCAGTAGATAGAGTTTGGCGAAGCAGTTCCTTGAACTACAGGAGCCACAAGAAGAAGTCGTTCTCTGTTAATAGCAACATGTAAGCATCTTGAGATGTCATAAGTGAAATTGCCAGGCTTACTCGTAAGATTCGTATTGAGGTAGTTTAGACACATGCCATCGTAGTAGCGGATAGGGTCCACGTTATTAGTAATGAAGGCTTTAAAAGTGTAGTTAGCAACAGAGAAGAAATTAGTATAGTCACCTGTGAAAACATCTCCGTATGCACAAACACTTGTATTGAGTGTATCTGTGGCTGCAGGAGCTACGCTAAATGTTATGGTCCATGCTCCTGTTGCGTAGTTGATAAACCCTGTAGCTGTTGGAGTTCCTGTACCTGTTAAGAGACCTATCCCATTGTCAGTAATTGTTGTCTTAACTGCTGGTGCATTGCTATACAAGATGAACTCGACAGAGCCTGGAACAACTGGAGTACCAACTGTTCCTGTGAATGTAACCGCTGCACCATTGAATGCAGGAGTTGGAGTAACTGCTTGCGCATGCACTTCATGTGGGATCTCTTCGATTCCGTTGTCAGTGCCTGCTCCTGTGAGTGTTATTACTCTTCCGACGCGTCTTGTGTTAAATACCAGGATGTCTTGCCCACCGTTTTGCGCGTAGTAGGGCTTAATTCCCATTATATCAGTGTTTCCAACTGCAGCAGTACTTAGGTAGTCATATGTGAGAATAACTGCATTGAAACCACCAGGAACGATTGCAGGAGCTACGTCAAATGTAAGACTGACTGCTAAGGTTGTAGTATTAATTGTACCTGCTCCAACACCTGTGCTTATGAGATTCAGAATATCCGGAGGAGTATCAGTGCTATAGTTAAATACCTCTGATGAAGTGGCTCCTGCATTGGTCGCTGCTTGAGCTGTAATATGAGTTGTAGAAGGTGTATGGTTGAGTGTTCCTGTGAATGTTTTGATAATTCCATTCGGAGCAGGAGAAAGCACAATTGTTTCAGTGTAGCTCATTCTTGCATAAAGATCGTAGCCAGGGATTTTCTCAAGAACACCTCGGTACAAGTGGGCATTCTTTAGAATCTGGTACGCATCTCGAGGAAGTAGCCACGGTTCAACCGCTTCATCGAATCCAGTGCGAAAGTTAGAGATAGAGAAGCCCTGATACTCTTTCATCGAAACCTATTAAGGATTGAAGTAAACAATTAAATATGTGTATGTGTCGTTAAATGAGGCATTAGCTGTTGAAGCGCGCAGTGTCCTCCCAACATTACTTACGTTAATACCTGGATCAAACGCGCTTGTATTTGCTAGGAACAATGTTGTGTTGTCTGTAATGAAAAGTCCGGCTGCTGAGCTTGTGTTGACTGTATTGGAGCTTGACTTCCTAAATAAGTAGTATTGCCCTACAGCATTTTGAGGAATAACCACCACGTTTACATCAGTAGTAATTAAAGCTGCGGTACCAGTGAGGATGCTATAAGGAACTGTAGAGATTTGAATGAAGCTTGCAGCGGTATTAAAGAACTTTGGTAGTCCACCACTGACATAGTATTGTCCATTGGTTCCTGCAGGAATACTCCCAGGATCGACTTGATTTGGCATTGAAGCCTTTAAGTGATACATGTCGGAGCCAGTTCCAGCAGCAGTAAAGTTATGCTCTTGTTGCAGGCCTGTATCTAGGAACGCAAAGTTGTCTTGAATTAATGGCTGTGTAGAAGCGATAGTCTGTGTAGCTTGCGGTGTATTGTTTGTGTAAACCATTTCTTCTCCTTAAAACTGAGGGACTGAGCGTTGATAAATGTATTCTTCGTAAGTGTCTTGCATACTCACGTCCTTGTAGCGATTGAACTGTGTAAGTGTTTGGTCGTACTGGTCCATTTGGTTGAAATCTGCGAAAATCTCTAGCGAAGCTCCGTAAGCAATTAATGGGCCAAGGTCTGGACGAAAAGGAACATCGGTAAGACTAACCATCTCCGGAGGAATCTGTATCCCTTGCATCTTAACGAGGTACACTTGATCTGGAACATTGCGCAAGACGAACATGTTGACCAAATCTCTAGAAGCCACCGTAGCATCATCAAGAGGTTTTGTTTTGTAGAAGAGAATGCCTTGAGGTCTGTTTGCGAAGTAGGTCTGGTAAGTAGCGACAATGTTAGTGTTAGCAGAAGGAGGAACTAGGAATGTTAGCCCAACTACTGCACCTGTTGAATAATTAATAGTGCCACCAAGAGAGATACCAGTAGGAGTAGTAAACCCTCCGGTTCCGTTATCTTGGGCGACTTGAGTACCATCTGTGACATAAACGCTCCTTGCTAAGACTGGAAAGTTGGATATCTGGAAGGTAAAACTGTTAAGAGTTCCGTTACCATTTCCTACAACAATCTTATTCTCTTGCTGCGGATAGTCTGAAAAGAAGATGTCAGGACTTAGGTACCATTCAAGAGGAAATCCATCTACCCACGCTTGAGGATTCAAAGTCTGGAAATTAGCAGGCGCAATGTATTGATCAATGTTAGCCTGCGTATAGAACTGGTGATATGTGTAGCCCCAGAAGATTTTAAGCTCCTTGGGCAACACAAATTGGTAGTACTTATTGATATAGTCGATGATTGTTGCGTTAGTCATCATGTTCGCATCAGGTCGACCGGTAGTACCACGAACCTTCTGTATAATATCATTAAGTG